ACGCGGACAAAGTATTCAAAGGCGAATCTTGCTTACCTGGTCAAGACCAATGCCAAGCAGGATGCGCGGTTCAAAAAGGACCTCGCACGATATTATAGATCAATTGATGAATTGAAAGTTGAGTTTAGGTTTTGAAAGTCGGGACTTTCAAATCAACATAAGCTTCTGGTGGCCGACACGAATCGTTGTGTCAATGTGGATCTGGTGGCCGGCAGCCTGCAGAGACCGGCAGAATGCCACATCCTCCGAATTCATATCCGCCAAGCCACCGATACGCTGCACATCTGACCAGAACCAAGGATACTTGATGTCCTCAACGACCCCCTTGCGAATCATCATCCAGCCCATACCCGTGTACGCTACGGGTACGTACTGCGGTGCGTCGGTAAGCTCATCAGGGCTCATGAACTTGAATGTGCCCGTCTTGGTGAAAAACTCCTCGTCCCACTCCTTGACGGTCGCGAGATGCTGGAGATCCTCCATCATATACAGGCCGGCCGTCACGTCGTGTGGGCTCTCCAGAAGGTTGAAAAAGTCCTCAGGCTTGAACACCACATCCGAATCAATCCACATTATGACGTCATAGTCAACCTCACCCTGAAACGGCTTCTGGTCAGGGCCCTTCAGAACGTCACCTCCCAGACACTTGGCACGCGCAAAGTGGACGACGCTTGAATACTGCTGAGAGATCATAACCTGGTGGCCACGGCTGGAGGCCTGCATCAGCAGGTCAGACCAGGCGAGCAGGAACTCACGCGAATACTGGCGACCTGGCATGCAAAACACAACCTTGACCATTATGAATAAAACGAGTCTGATTTCTTAAAGTAAAAAAATAGTTTGTAATATAAATGGCGCGAGTAGCCGATGACGCCGTGAGCGCCCTCATACGCTCAAACCCCAGACTCGCGAATCAACTCGCGGAAATGGCGGCGCAATCGGCGGCTGCAGCGGTTAGGGCGGGAGCGACTACAGCCAGCAAGACGGCTGCGAAAAATGCCTTGAAGACTCCTTTAAAAAACGTAGATCCGGCTACACTCGCGCAGAGCACGGACGATGCAGTTCGTCTTGTGAGTAATCAAAAATCTGTTTTGAAAAATGAAAATCCAGCAGTGGCCGTCACGGGTGAAAAGAACGCCATCGAAGCAGCCGCCAATCGTGCCGCGGGAGCTGAAAACCTCGTCAAGACCAAGTTTAATATATCACCAACGACTCTTCTCGCGGGAGTGGCAGCAGGAGCGTCTATGACGTATGTATTAACAAAATGGTTAACTACAGATGGTAAAACAATCATAATTACCAACGTAAAACGTCTAGACTCACAGAGAGTCCAGATTTCATATAATCCACCGAGTATTTTAGGTTTTTCTATTTGTGTAAACGACACATTAGACTTTTCTGGATGCTCGAGCTCGCGATGCACCGTCCCTGCCCTCGGGAACGGTGAACGAGTTGATAGCCTCATTGACGATCACAATCTGATTATTTTAAAGAGTATTGCAGATCCAAATGCGGCACCGGCAGGGACGCCGTCAACCACTTCGCCAGCGGGTGCCCCCGTCCCATCAGCCCCGGCCGCACTTTCAGGATCATGGGGAAGCGCTGTAGTCCATTCATCTTTTTCAAACCAATTTATTGGTTTGGTTTCAGATACGTCGACTGTTGTACTTGATTCTGCGGCAGCTGTAGTGGATGCTGGAGTGAACGCGCTTGCACCGACCGCTGCCAATGCACTGGGCCAGGCAGGTAACGTTGCCGCCGCTGCTTTGAACGCCTTAGGGCCGGTTGCTGGAGCAGCGGGTGGCGCTGCAAAGGGTGCATTTTGTAGTATAGTACCTTTTGTATGTGATACTACATTTTTATGGATATGTGCAGCCGTGTGTATTTTCCTTTTGATTGGTGGAGGTGCATTTATGCTAATTTCTAAAAAAAAATAGTAAAGTATGATAGATGGCGCTCTCTGGAGGAGGTGGCGCAGGAGCCCTATTTTTAGGGTTTATAGGATTTGTAGTTATTGTGATATCAATCATTTTCTTATCACAAAAACCGTCTACGAGCCCGGCGCCCGCTCCGGTGGTTGGTCAGGAGCCCGGCGCCCCTGAACCGGCTCAATCTCCGGCCCCGGCCCCGGCCCCAGAACCAGTGCCCGCCCCAGGTCCAGCACCGGGCCCGGCACCGGCTCCTTTGGTATTTGGTTCAATCACTCCACGCGGCCCGGCACCTGCACCCGCCCCGATTATACAACAGGTATTCACCACCCCCCCTCCTCCATATGACACGCCTTTGGACAAATTGTTGAACTTTTTGGAAGGAATTCCTGATATGCTCTTGAACAGACAAAATTTAGTTCTAGCAATAGCAGACCTGATTATCAATAAACAAAAGAGTATGGTTTATGAACTTGTGAAAGGATTGTTTCAAAAAATTGCTAGATCGCCCGCACTGGTCATGAAGATTAGAGCAAGTATACAACGGCGTGTGGCTGCACGCACGGCGACCGGGGCAATAAGAGGAAAGTTCAAATTCATGTCGTTATTAGAACGCGCACGTCTTGGTCTCAGTTGGGGCAAGACTTCTGCGAAACTAGGTGAAAACACAGGTGCGAAGCTCGCTCAGGAAGCCGGAACGCGTTTTAATGTTGCGGGGGCTCTAGGCAAAGCGGCTGCACAGGCGGGTAGTGCAACTGTATCCGCTGGCAAGCTTGCCGGCAGTTTAGCGAGAGGACTGGTCACGGACCCTTTGATGGTTGTAGCGGTGACCGGCATGGCACTTGACTCTAAAAACGTAGGAAACTTTGCAAGGCTGACACAAACTTCTGATATGTTAGTTGAACGCAATGCTCAATTAAAATTAGTAGCGGAAGCAACTGTTGATTGTAGCGCTGATCCTTTGGGGCCGAAGTGTCCACCCTCTCCCGGAGCCGTGCCCGCTCCAGGTCCCGCGCCACCACCGAAGGCGGGGCGCTTCCCACGATTTCTGGGGCCCCATGATCTCATGCCCGTAGAAGCCATGTTTGCAGATTTAGAAACGAACATTTCTTCGCTTGTCGGTGATCCATCTGGTCCCAAGGGTCCTCTGAAAACAACTATTGATATGATTCCTTCTTCCACTTACTTGGACGTGAAAAACTCACTCACAGCCCTTTATAATTCAATAGATATTACAGTTGCTGGTATGGAGTCGCCTTTTATATACACGAGCCCGGCGTCACAGACCATAGTTCAAAACGCGATCAAAGACCTCAAGTCCAAACCCACAACAACGCTACTTGCTGTTGTGATTAATCGCTTGGAAATTATCTTTTTAATGCAAGGTGTCGTATCAGATTATATAGCACAAATAAGAGGTAACAATTATGGAGACATTAGTGATGCAGATTTTCAACAACTGGCACCGGATAAACTAACAGATGATGTTATAGATAAACTTACGGATGCCTTGCTTGACTTTAACTGTGTGCAAAACGGAGGACTGGTTTTCAATCCAGGAAACGGGTATGACGCACACACGTGTACTTGGGCCACCAAGCAGGACTGTCACGGCGCGTTCCCATGGGCGCTCACGGACGGTACGGTCATTGACGACGCCACACAACGAACGAAAGACATGATGTGTACGACAACATGTCCCGCACCTTGTCCCGCGGGTTCACCTACTCCATGCCCGCCACCCGTATCGTGCCCAGCGCCGTCGCCGTGCGCCGCCATTTCAGATCCATCAAAGTTGGACTTGACGTACACGGAGTGGAGAAGCAAGGATTGGTTTTCAAAGGCAAATTGGATATCTAGCAACCCTGCATGGAACGTAGCTTTAGATCAGAATGCCATACCGAGTGGTGGGGCGTGTATTGCCGCGGATGCAGGGGTGCACTCATTCTGTGACGATACTCAAACAACGACGGCGGGCTCGGCGAATAATATATACATTCGTGAAACTGGAACTTGTGTTAATTCCAGAAAATTATGCGATATCAAGGGGGTTTCTTATGACGGAAACATGGACGCTTCTAAACTGGGTGGGGGTAACGTTGAAAATGCAAACTATCCTTCGTGTTATCGTACTCAAAATCAACAGATTGTAGAGGACATACTTGGTGCCACCATTACGCGCTTCGCAAATTCAGGAGCAACTCTAGATCTAACTATTAAACCAGTTAGTACAGGTGATACTACAGTTGACCTTGTGTTGAACACGTTGGGTCAGGGTCTCGCCACGGCTGCTGGCGTCATCGCAACCGGTTCGGCTCAGGCGCTCGTGGCGGTAACCACTTCAGCTGTGAGTGGAGGTACGGCCGCGGTGACAACTATAACGACCGAACAAACGTGGAGGGACCTCGTCGGTTTACCCGATGAGAGACGCCTCTGCCCATCGGGCCAAGTAATAACCGTATACGCGCCCGGCGGCGGCAACTACATATGCTGCCCAAATGGTCAAGATAGACCACGTAAAAATACAATAACCGGGCAATGGGTATGTGATTGTCCTCCAGGTTCAAACTGGTACAATAACAAGTGTGTTACATGCCCGTCAGGGGCGGAATTTATACGCGACTATGATGGCAAATGCTGCCCCACGTGTCCAGCTGGACAATTGCGTGTACCTATGAAAGACAAGACGTGTGTTTGTAGAACATGCCAGGGGCCTGCTTATACACCAGTAAGTAATGGTTCGTTATGTTGCCCAACTTGCACGGGGGGTGGGACCGCTGATGGAAACTTGTTTACGGGATGCACGTGCACATGTCCGGCGGGTAAATATTTAGACGATACAGGAACAAATTGCGTTGATATCGGATCTTGTGCTCCAGGTAGAATGTACACAGGGACGGGTAGACCTTCTAGCGCAAGTGATTGTGTACCGGCATGTTCTGGTGCCACTCCTGTGTGGAATCCAGATACACGGACTTGCGTGGCAACTAACGCCTGTCCTTCCAGCAGACCATACATCAATCCAATAATACCCAGTCGTACAAATGTTTCAGGAATTACAAACGTTGCTTTTTGCAACACTGGCTGTGAGACGCCACCAGGCGCGCCCCGACAGATATTCGCAGATGAAACAACAAGAACGTGTGTGGGCTCATGCCCTTCAGGAACTACTATAGATTATTTGACCAAAAAATGCGTTGGTCAAGGAGCTTGCCCACCCGCCAAACCTTGGTACGATATAAACGCGAAGAGTTGTCTAAATGACACAGAGTTGGGTTTATTTGGTTCGGCAAAGTATCAAAGCGTAAGTTCAAAACCTGGTAAATTGGGTGTGTGTGCACAGGGTAAGAAAAAGAATACAGGAACCACCGGTGGATTGTGCGTTCCTGTATCCTCGGGAGAGAAGGATCAAATGACGGACGTCATAGGAAATTATGGCTGGAATATTCTTGGTTTTGGTAATGATACCGCCGCTGCGGCTTACTGTAGCGCGAATGGAGGAGCTTTAATGAATCCTAAAACGTGTGGTACGTGCGGTTCCGGGCAATACGTAAACCCAAGCACTGGTCAATGTACAAACTGCCCTGCAGACACTTATAAACTGAGTAATGGTTGGAAACAATCCGATTGCCTCGCATGTCCGTCTGGTACTAGTACGTATTCTGGTACCGGTAAAACAAACTCAGCAGCATGTATATCAACAGCGCCTTGTCCATCAGGATCAACAAGAAATTCCAGTGGTACTTGTGTAATAAATTCATGCCCGGTAGGTCAACAAAAGAATTCAATAGGCAATTACTGCGAGGCGTGTCCAGTCGGTACATATAAAACCGACACGAGTATCAATTCTTGTACTGCGTGTCCATCAGGGTTAACGACAGCATCCACTGGTTCAACAGCTTCGTCAGCGTGTGTTACAGCCGCATCTCTTAACACAGGATCATACACTGTATATGACAATTCTTATGTAGGATCAAATACGGCAGAATGGATTTCTTTAGCAACAAAAATAAATGGTTCATACGCGACTAGAGGTAGTTTAAACGCGTGTAAAACGACGTGTCAGAGTTCATCGGCGTGTGGGGGGTTTACACGATTTAGAACTATGGCCGACGACGCCGCTGCTAGTTGTTCTTTCTGGTCAGTTGATGGAGCTAAAAATCGTAGAGTATCAAATCAATATAATAAAACTTACGTTAAAAACTAACGAGGTGACGGTGAAGACACTGGAGACGTGGCCGACACGTTACGGATGTTCCACTCCGCGAAAGCCTTGGTGAGCGCACACGAATAGTCATTGTACTGGTTTGATATGGCGACGAGCTGATCCTTTGTTTGTTTCTGATCAATCGCGGCCTTTAGAGCAGTTTGCATTTCAGTCGCAATTTGCTGCGTCTGCGTCTGGAAGCTCGTCTTGGCGGCGTTCGGGTCGGTCCCCGTGAATGGTGTCATAGTAAAGTCCGACTTTTGGACCCCGAAAAACTTGGAAAAAATGAAGAACGCCAAGAGTCCGACAATGAGGCCGATCAAAAAGTCCTTGGACAACATGTTATTATTAGCGCAAGAAAATTAACATGATTATGCAGCACAAAATGCACGACAGGCAGCACACACCGCCGCCCAGCGCCGACCACTGCTGCCAAGGCTTTGGCAATTTTTCGGCAAAAAAGGCGGCGACGAAAGGCAGGTTGTCAACCCAACTTCCTGGACTAGGTGCTGGGCTAGTCGCGGGAGAGCTCATTTAAAACTAAGTGATATTAAAAATATATGAAAGCCGTCGTACATACTCCGTATTACGACTGGGACGGTCGCAAATATATGGAATTTTTAATTGAAAATAGAGTTGTTCGGGTAAAAATTCCATGGAGGTACGGGCGGGTCATGTGCCGAGTTGAAGGTCTGAGGCCAGTCCAAGAATTACAAAAGGGTGAACAATTTCAGATTGAAATTCAAAAAAAAGTTTGGGATGGCATAGAGTATTGGATCTTGAATAGTGTTAAGGAATGCTCACAAGAAATGGATACCTAATTTCTCCTGAAAATTCACAGGAGATAAAGCGTGAGCTTACTGTAAGACCAGTGACGAATGAGGCCATTGGGATTCCATCACCATCTTTCAAAGTCTTTCGGGTTGTCAAGGGAGCCACGAGTCAACCAAAGGTTGACTCGGTTCTTGTCCCCCGCTATTACGGTCTCGGGAGGTTCGGGCCGCCCACCAGGGATGTACGGCCTGATTTCAGGAGCGCTCCTGGGATTGTATTTACAGGCCGACTACGAGAAGCGACGCGACAACCAGAAGCCTTTGCAGCTGGAGTCAAAGCCTTTGAAGAAAAGGGAGGGGGCGTTTTGTCGCTCCCATGCGGCTATGGTAAGTGTCTGGGGAAAGACACTCCCGTAATGATGTTTGATGGGACTATAAAAAAGGTCCAGGACATCAAAGTTGGGGAACAGATCATGGGAGATGACTCCACTTCAAGAAAGGTGCTGTCAACATGTACAGGAACAGAGCAACTCTATAAGATTGTACCCACTAAAGGTGATCCCTATATTGTTAATGAATCGCATATACTATCACTTAAATATGTTCAAAAACGCAACAAAAAACATGGAGAAATTTTAGATATTTCTGTACTTGATTACCTCAACACATCAAATGACTTTAAACATAATGAAGTAAGAGGGTACAGAGTTCCTATTTCATTTTCTACAAATGAAGTACCGTTAGATCCGTACATGGTTGGGTATTGGTTGGGTGACGGCGCCTCCGATTCGGCGCGTATATCATGTCAAGATTCTACGGTTCTCCATTACTTTCATAGAAACCTAGGAAAGTATGACTTGTATTTGGACTATATATCACAATATGATTATAGAATAAGGGGAACAAAACCAAATTATTTCTTCAAAACTCTAAGAGATTTGAATTTAATTGGAAATAAGCATATACCATTAATATACAAGTGCAACTCACGTGAAGCACGTCTTCAAATCCTTGCCGGTCTGATTGATTCTGATGGTTCAGCTCATCGGGGTGGATGGGATTTTTGTCAAAAAAATGAGAAACTTTTTGATGATGTTTTATTCCTTGCGCGATCACTTGGGTTTGCTTGTTATAAACAAAAATGCATCAAGACGTGTACCAACGCCCCTGGTGGTCCTAAAATTGGAAATTATTTCAGGTGTTCTATTTCAGGTGCTGGAATTGAGGATGTGCCATGTAAGATTCATCGTAAACGTCTAGAATCAAGAGAACAAATTAAGAATGTTTTAAATGTAGGAATCAAAGTTCAAAAGTTAGGTGTTGGCGAATATTTTGGTTTTGAAATTGATGGAAACCGCAGATTCGTTCTTGGTGATTTTACGGTGACCCATAACACGACCGTCGCCCTGGCTCTTTCGGCACAACTGAAAGTCCGTACGATGATTGTCGTACACAAGGAGTTTCTTGCGAATCAGTGGGTTGAAAAGATTAAAGAGTTTTGCCCGGGTGCTACGATAGGTCGTGTACAGGGTGACACGTTTGATATTGAAAAAGACTATGTCATCGCCATGATCCAGACTATGTGTGGGCGTGCGATGTCATCGACGCCCGGGCCGCGTGAGTTTGACAAAAAGGCTTTTGACTCTATAGGGCTTTTAGTGGTGGACGAGGCGCATCACATAGGTGCTCCAGCCTTTTCACAATTTATGTTCAAAATATGTCCCAAGTTTACTCTCGGACTTACTGCGACGCCAGAACGCAAAGACGGACTTACGCGGCTCCTGTACTGGTTCCTCGGCCCAGAGTTTTTCAGAATTGAAAGGACGAATCAAGGGACAACACAAGTCATTACTCTGCGTTACACGGATGAAGCCTTCAAAGATGCGCCCCCGGTAACGCGCTTTGGGAAGCTCAACATGGCCGGGATGATCAACGTCGTCGCTGAACTGGAGGACAGGAACGTCTTGATCGTCAAGACGGTCAACGAGGCGCTTGGCAACAATCGGCGCGTACTTGTATTGAGTGACCGGCGTGAACATTGCTTTCTATTACAAAATATGATTGGCTCTAAGGCGAAGCTCTACATAGGTGGCATGAAGGAGGAGGACTTGGCCGAGTCAGCCAAGTCTCCGGTGGTGGTTGCCACGTTTCAGTTGGCCCATGAAGGCCTGGACATTCCGGTACTGGACACCGTTATCTTGGCCACCCCCAAGTCTGATATAAAACAGTCTATAGGCCGCATCATGCGTGAGACGGCCGGTAAGCTGAATAACCCACTGATTTATGACGTTGCAGATCAGTGGTCGGTATTTTTTAGCATGTACGCAAAGCGTCTTAGGGTCTATCGTGAAGGAGGTTTTGAAATTGAGGGCGAGCCGGAAAAACCTCCAGATGTGTTCGGGAGGGGGAAGTGTCTTATTGCGACATCTTGATTCCCATGAATGTTAGACCACCTACTAACATAAACACCGCAATTACTATGAGAATAATTGCCCACATGGGTAGTTCAGATTTGGTCACTGGTGCTGGTGCTGGTGACATCACAGCTACGGGTGCCGTTGGTGGCACAATTGGAATTCCAGGTGTGAACGCAACTGGGCAGCCCATACAAGCCATGTTTTGAGGTGGGCACCCTAGATCAACACGACCCGACCCTGGTGGGCATTTACAGTACTCACAAACTAGAGGTGGTGCAGGCGCGGCTGGACGACGCGTCACACACGCCGACCATTGCATTGCTAGTGGAAAAACAGCCGCATTTTGTTCATTAGTAGGTGTATTGATGGTGCATATTTGATTTATAGTATTTGCAGGAAAACCCTCTTTAGTGGGCTGATATGCTGTATAGCCCGACGGGCACTGTTGACCTAAAGGCACACTTTTCGCAATTCCAGTTTGTTTCATAACACGGGCGTACTCTTGATTAACGCTACACCTTGGCGTGACCAAGTTCAAGTAATCCAAAACGCCTTGATCAATGTCAGTCATTTATTTTCTTCCTATATTTTAAATGGATATTGTTCCAGGTGAAATTACCAGCATGGCTTATACTGCTCAGGTCCGCATCAACAATGCGATTGAGAAGGACCTGATCGGCATCGCGAGCGCCAAGCCGTGCAGCTGCACCGGCTATCAGAGCTCTCCAGTTTACAATATTGATCGTTAAATCATTTTCGCAGGGAATCCATGAGTCCCATGACAATCACACCAGCCACAAAAAACATCACGATGTAATTACACTCGGTGTTATCTGAGGTTGGCATATTATTAGGAAGAGATGGTACGTATATAGGCGGTCTGGGGTCGGCCCCGCCGCCGAATGGTGCATATGATAATGTCACCATCTCCTGATTTTACACGGGAAAATTATTAGACTCTAAAGTGTCACCTCCTTCTTCTTGCTCTTGGGGCCGCGCTTCTTCTTGTCGCCCTCAAACGTAACCTGGCGAGTGTCGGGGTCGCCCTCGTCCATGGACACGATGTCAGACACCGACTCGGCGTCGGCTTGGCGTCCAGGGCGCGTCATCTGTGCTGGGGGCGGGCCCATCATATTCATGAGCGACCCAAAGTCCATACCGGGCCCACGCATTTCACGCGGGCCTCCAGGCTGCTGGGGAGCCGGCTGCGTACGCTGCACGGCGTCCATCATGTTCTGCATCAGCCCGGGGTTCTGCTGCATCACCTGAGTCACGTTGGGCACTGCCGCCTTGAACATGCTGTTGGTCAAGTGGAACATCATAGCAGAGCCGCCAACCATCATAATCAGCTTCACCTCTGGTGCCACCTGGACCTTCGTCTTGTACTTGTTGTATAGCTCCTCAAACACACCGTCATAGTCATCAACGTTCTCCATCACGTTCTGGGACCAGCCATTGAGCTCCAGGTCAAAAGGATCAAACTTGTCGTTCAAAAACTCTAGGCCGGTGATGCAAGCAACCATCATACGGCGCTGGAACTTGATAGAGCGATCAACCTCAATACCATAGGTCATACGCTTGTACTCGGTACGAATCTCCTCAATATCCGAGTAAATGGTCATACGTTGACTGGACTGAATACCCTTCTTGTTCAGGCGGGTAATTTTGTTCAGTAAATCAGCCTTCTCATCCTCAATGGACTTGTAGCCCTCAGAAGGCGTCTGACCCCCAGAGCCCTGGAAGCCACCCTCCTGCTGCTGACCCTCCTCACCTTCATACTCGTCATCCTCCTCACCGCCGTCAAACTCTTCTGGAGGAGCCACAGGAGGAGCTGTACGCTTGCTGGGATTCATGAACATATCCAGACCCTCATCAGGTGAGGGTGGTGGCGCCATGGGACCAGGGGCACGCTTGGCAAACGGACTCGGCCGGGAAGGTTTGGGTCTCACAGGAACACGCCGACTATCAGGGGCGACGATTGAAATCTCATCAAGAATCTTTGACTCGTTGTCATCCATCTTCATCACTTGACCGTCGTTCATATCAAACGAGAACTCCATATCTACGATCTTTAAAGAAAAGTGATTCTTGGCTTTAACGCAAAAAAAATATCCGTAAAAATCAAATGGCATTCAAGGTTGGAAAAATGTTAGTTCAAGCTGTGATCGTTGGTCTGCTCCTGGCAATCCTGATCATGTTGGTCCAGGGCCGTGGCTCCACCAGCACGTTCGAGCCCTCTCCCCTGATGACCGTCGCAGGCCCCAACGCCGCCTCCGACCCAGCAAGCATCTTTGCGATCAAGCCCTCCCTGTCCTGTGTGGCGGGTCCCTCGGAGACGGCTGATTACTACAGCAGCGGCCTGACCCCAGGAGGCCTGTGCGGTGGCGCCGAGTATGTCCGTGATCAGCAGCGCGACTACGCCATCGCTTCCGGCGTTGGCGGTTCTCTGCTTGAGAAGTAGGAGCACGTCTAAAAAAATAGAGTCTTAAAGTAATATGTGCGACACAGAGGTGTACACGATCCGTGTTGATTCAATCGGTGCCAGCTCAAATACGAGCTTCGTCGGTTACATGAACACCCCTCTACGAAACGTAATCAAGGCGGAGCTCCTTGCAGCGAGTTTTCACGCCAATGCCGTTGCTCCAGTGACCTCCTCAGGATATTACGTCAATATTGAAGAACTCAAATCAAAGTTCAATGACAAGACATACCTCCAGTATTCAATTAACGGATCAAAAGAAGGTGCGACTCCATTAATTACCACCTCTAACGTCGGCCAGCTCGCAAGCTCAATCGTATTCATCTCACTTGATGATAACGCCACACCAAACCACAGGACTCTATTCTCAACCAACGCGTATTTCCCTGTAGAAATTCCTTACATTGAACCGATTCGTCTGATTGAGAAATTCACTGTGAATTTTTACACAGCGGGTGGCGGTCAGAATGAGTTTATCGGTCCGTCATACTTGACCTTACGCATCACATGCTCAAAGCCCAACGTGTGTCTCTATCCTGGGCGTGCAGGTGTGCCTCTAATGTAAGAATAAAACTCCTAAACTCTAATAGATGGGCGACATTCTCGTCTATGTTGATTCTAATAATAGGAATCAATCTATATTTCCAAATTCAAATTCATATACTCTGCACCTGACGTCACCCATCCTCAATATCTCAAAGGTTGAGGTGCTCACGGCTATGTTGCCAGACGTGTACACGTCGCAGTATCTGACTTTGGATATCCAAGAACTCAGGACCCCGAAAAACCTCGTGGCTTCAGCGCTCACTCTCTCAGACACATACGCCACGAACGTGGGAAACACGTCTGCTATTCACAACTTGGCGGTCCCAAACTCCAACGCCTTTTACGGGTCATTTGCTGTGATCCCCGTCAAGGCGGCCACGTCACTCGCTTCAAACGCCTCAACCTATACAAACACCGCCTATATTTACAATAACGAATTTTACAATGCAAATTATCGTATAAGCACTGAATTTGAGTCCAGAATTGACAAGCTAGACCGGCTGACCATCACTTGGCGCCAGTCAAATAACGGTGACGTGTTTGTTGACAAGGGGTTCAGCCCAGCGAGAGATTTAGGTAGGAACATGTTTATTTTACGTTTCCAGACAATCCATGTACCCGACGAACCTGTACGACCGCCGAGCCTCCCAGACCCGGTACCATGGGATTCTGGTGACAAAATGAAGATGTACCTTGTATTTGCATTTGCAATTGCAGGTCTTTTGATTGTTGCCATTGCCCGTCCCCGTAAATAATTGCTTGATATCTATTAGATGTGCGACTCGATCGCAAACGGGGGACCCGTGTCCTTCACGTCAACTGGGGGCGGCGGTTCCTGCCCCCCAGCCAACGTGATCATCGCATCAAACGTTCTTTCCACAAATGGAAACGTCATCGCAGGCAACGTCATCAGTCAAGACGGCACCTTTTACGGAAACCTGTATGTAGCTGGTCATATTTATGGAAATCTCATTTATGATTCTGTAAACATATCAGGTACTGCGAACGTATCAGTTTTACAAGCTGGTTCAATTACAGCGGACAGTGCAAACCTCGGGAACCTTTACGTAAGTAATTCAGTCACGACAACTAACGTATTTTTCCAGAATGCAATTTTAGATCAAAATTTGCCAATTTTCAATACCGCCCAAGGAACATGGGGGTCTAGTGCCAACGTGTCACAGGTGACGGTGGACCAATACGGGCGCGTCTCTGCTGCTGCGAACGTCGCCATCACCTCTTCCCAGTGGTCAACTATAAATGGTAATGTAGCTTACCAAAACGGAGTGTCTATAGGGTCCCTGAGCAACCCCCCTGATGGTTCCAACCTATATGTTCTAGGGACTGCGACTTTTACAAACATAGCTGGAAACGGGTCTTCAATTTCCTCCCTAAATTCTTCAAACCTTGTGGGTAACGTTGCAAACGCAGATGTGGCGCTCGTGGTTTCACAAGCGGCCCAACCCAACATCACGTCCGTAGGTACTTTGACAGGTCTGACGATTGATGGGCTCTTGATAGGATCTAACGCTTCGGGACTTGCGAACATAAACGCTTCTAACCTCGCGTTCGGCATCGTGAACAGCGCTTTGATTCTGGGAAACACCCTCAGTAATATCCAGTTTTCAAACGTATCAGGGCTCGTGACG